AATTACAAAAGACACTTGGTGATGTTGTTGAATGGGGGGGGTACCCCCCCCCATTCAGATTGAGAGGTCTTAATGAAAATTTATGTTGATGCGGATGGCGTTATTTTTGATATAGTAGCAACCTTAGACAGGGCTTGTGAAAAAGAAGGTCATGATAAATATGATTATTCAAATTGGATATTGAATAATGAGCATGACGATATTATTTCAAAAATAATAAAAAAAAATATTTTTTGGAAAAATATTAAATGTTTTGAAGATGCTTATCATCAATTAAATTCTTGGTTTTTGTATGGCCATAACATATGCGCTGTTAGCGAGCGAGATGTTCCTGACCATCAAAGTATTTTAAATAAAAACATTGATGACTGGCGTATACCGTGTTCATTGCCAATTTATTCTAATTTTGAAAACAAATATTCTTTTATATCAAATGTCGATAATGAAAATTCTATTTTTATAGAAGATAGTCCTTTCTTTGTTGAGTTTTTAAAAGAAAACAATATGAACGCAGTCTTGAGACGGGCATGGTACAATAGCGAATATTGGGATGACTTGCCGAGTGTGGGCAGTCTTTATGAATTAAACCTTGAAAGGTCGTAATGGATTTTGTCCATCTTCATTGCCATAGCGAATATTCCTTGCTTGATGGAATGTCAACACCAACTGAAATAGCAAAAATTACAAGTACCAACGGTCAGTATGCAGCAGCAATAACAGACCACGGCACAATGGGTGGTGTATTAAAGTTCCAAAGTGCCTGTGAAAAACACGGGGTAAAACCATTATTTGGTGTTGAGGCTTATTTTGTTCCATCTGTTAATTCAGATTCTCAAACAAAATACGAACGGTTTCATTTAATTCTATTGGCTAAGAACAATGCCGGTCTTGAGAAGTTATTTAAAATATCACAGATTGGCTGGACAAAGAACTTTTATTATAGGCCAAGAGTTGATTTCGATCTGCTGTCAGAGGTGGTGGATAATGACATTATTGCTCTTTCTGGTTGCATGGGTGGAGCAATATCTAAAGCAATAGAAGCAAATGACTTTGCTAAAGCCCAGGCTCTATCAGAAAAATTCATTAAAATATTCGGTGATGATTTTTACTATGAAATCCAAGCATGGAATCCCAAGTCTCTAAATGAGTCATTAATATCTCTTGCTGATGCTTATAACAAAAAGGTTGTAGCAACTGCTGATTGCCATTTCCCATCCCATGAAGATCGGGGAACAGAAGAGGTTCTATTGATGGTTTCTCAGTACCCCAGTCTTAATGCTGGTGATGTGCGTGTTGCTCGGAATAATTTGAGTATTATCCATGATAAAAATGCAGACATTATTGACAAAATCAATGCTATGTACCCAGAACGGTTTTTGCGGTTTGACAAGATCAATCCATATGTTGCAGATGCAGAAACTGTTTACTCATGGTTTACAGAATCTGGATTTGATGATCAGGAGTATTTAGAAAATACAATGGAAGTTGCTGACAAGTGCACAGCAAAGATCATAACAAAAAGAAATTTATTGCCTAAGTATTCTAAAGTTCTTGATTCTAATCACTATCTTCGTGAGGTTGCGGAATTTACAATTCAGACCCAAAAGCTTGGAGATGAATACAAAACTCGTCTTAATGAAGAATTGGAAATAATTGAACAGCTTGGTTTTTCTGACTATTTCTTGATTGTTTGGGATCTTGTTAAGTGGGCTGATAATAATCACATTGGCAGAGGGACGGGTCGAGGCTCTGTTGGTGGTTCTGTCCTTGCCTACCTGTTGGACATAACAAAAGTAGATCCTATTAAGTATGGCCTACTGTTCTCAAGATTTATTAATCCAGAAAGAAATGACTATCCAGACATTGACTTAGACTTTGAGGATAAGCGTAGAACAGAGGTAAGGAACTATCTAAGAGATAAATGGGGTCATGATAACGTTGCTGCAATTTCGACATATGGAACATTTAAACCAAAGTCTGTAATTAAAGACATATCTCGCGTTTATCAGGTTCCATTTGAGGAAATTAATAACATCACTCCTTACTTTGAAACACTTGAAGAACTAGAGAGTTCACCAAAAGGCAAGGTCTTTTGTTCCAAGTATCCTGATATTCCAAAAATTGCAAAGAAACTTGAGGGTCGAATTAGAAATGCAGGTGTCCATGCTGCTGGAATGGTTGTCTCATCGATACCTCTTAGTAGTGTCTGCCCCGTAGAAACAAAAAAGGATACTAACGGAGAGGGCAGGTCTATTGTTACAGCGTTCGATATGGAAGACGCAGAGTCTGTCGGGTTAATCAAGATTGATATTTTGGGTCTTAAAACGGTTTCTGTTATAAAAGACTGCATTGCCAAGATCAAAGAACTTCGTGGTATAGATGTTACACAGCAATCTCTTTCTTTAGATGACTCAAATGTTTATTTAAACTTTAATGAAGGCAATACTGTTGGCATTTTCCAAGCAGATGCTGCCGCCTACCGCAATCTAATTGAGCGGATGGGTATTGATAATTTTAATGACTTAGTTGTTTCTAACGCTCTTGTTAGACCAGGTGCTTTATTGTCACAGGGTCAAAGATATATTGATTGCAAGAAAGGTATTGAGAAGCCAAGGTATCCTCATCCGATTGTTCAAGATATCCTTAGAGAAACATACGGCACAGTCATTTTTCAAGAACAGTTAATGCAAATGGCTGTCGTTATGGCGGGGTTTTCGTGGTCAGAAGCAGATAGGCTTAGAAAGATAATTGGTAAGAAGCGTGATGCTGCTGGCTTTGATGAATTCAAAGAGAAGTTTGTAAATAATCAATATATCTCTAAATCAGAGGCAAAAAAAATCTGGTCTGAGTTTGAGCTTGCAGCCCTCTATATGTTTAACAAGTCCCATGCGGTCGCTTATTCTATGTTGTCTTACCAGACTATGTGGCTGAAAATAAACTACCCTCTTGAATTCGTTTGGTCGATGCTTTACAATGAAACAGCAGGTGATAAGATTACTGCTTATCTTATGGAAGCCCAGCGTATTGGGGTTAAGATTGTTCCCCCTGATATAAATACATCAAATGAATACTTTTCTGTTGGAATGAATGGTGATGAAGAATACATCCAGTTTGGATTGTCTAACGTTGCCCTTTGTGGTGAATCGGCAATTCAAGAAATATTTGCAAAGCGTCCTTTTAATTCTTATGAAGAATTTGTCAATAGATGTAAAAAGACTTCGGTGCGTGCAAACGTGCGAGAAAACTTAGAAAAAGTCGGAGCGTTCTGCTCATTGGGCCATATATCGTCATATGACCATGAGAAGTACTATCTGCCCGTTTTGGGGTTCTCATTGAATAGCAACGCTGAACCGAATGAGATGGACGAATTCGTTGGCAAACTTGTAGACTTTCATGAAACGGCTTCGCCATTGACGTTGGTAAAAGCCGTTGTGCGCTCCACCAAAAAGACCCCCCAATATCTTCGCATTGAGTTTGAGGATAATTCCGGATCATCAACCGTATTTGCGGATAGAAATACAGAGCTTGCCACAAGGGATTATGTTTATGCATTGATTGGTGATCGCACATTGCATGATTTCTGTGATGCCTATGAATATTACGGTACGACTCTTTATGATTTAGCAATGCTCTGGAAAAAGCATGATGACCATGAATATGGCTGGTTACACAACACAGGATTAGGCTATGTTGAAGATGAAAAAACACTAATGTATGTCTTTAATATGAGAAAATTCATCACATCCACCAAGAAAGAAATGGCAAACCTTTATTGCTGGGACGGAAAACGAATTTTCAAGGTTGTCGTATTCCCCAATACACTTAAAAAGGTTAGGCACCTGTTAAATACAAATACATGGTTTGCAGCACGGCTTGAAAAGATTGAGGATCAGAATGCACTTACTCGACTTGATTCATACAAGATTGAAAGCGACAGCGGAATTATTTCTATTGATGACTATATTGAAAGAAAAGGATTAAAAAATGTATAAAGATATAATTAAAACATCAAAAAAGGAGAGAAATGCTATTAGTAGATAAACGCAAAGGCGATCTCATGCCTGTGCATGAGGTAATCCCAACACCAAGCATTGGTTTAAATAGAGCTTTAGGTGGTGGATTAAATACTGGTGCAACTCATTTATTCTGGGGGACCCCATCTGTAGGTAAAACTACAATGTCATTTAGGATTCTGGCAGAGGCTCAAACAAGGGGCTACCGTCCAGTCATTGTGGATTCTGAATATTCATATAATGATGAATATGCACAAAAATGCGGTATTGATGTAAGTGATATTGTTGTTGTTCAATCAACAATTGTTGAAGAGATTATGAAGTCCATTCACCAGTATTTAAATAATGATGTTGAAAAACATATTTTCTTGTTTGATTCACTTTCGAACATCATCAAAGAAGAGTTTTATGACAAGCCCGAAGGCGGCAAGGCGATGGGTCTACAGTCAAGATCTCAAGGTTTCTTATTGCAAAAACTTGTTAACTATCTGCATAAAGAACGTAATTTGATGCTTTTTATTGCCCATCAAACCGTCGATCTTAGCGGTATGTATGCGGTAACAAAAGCAAAGATGGGCAATACTGTCCATCACAATATGCATAATATTATTAAACTATTTCTTTCTATGTCGCAGAAAGAAATGGAAAGAGATGACACCAACACTATCACCTCTCAGAGAGCGGTGTGGACAATTGAAAAGACAAAACAAATTCCTACTATTGGAGCGAGCGGTTATTACTATGTTCTTCCACAAGAAGGGAAAATAGATATAGTTCGTGAGTTAATAGATATTGCTATTGAAATGGATATTATTCAACGTCGTGGTGCTTGGTACAACTATGGTGATAAAAAATGGAACGGTCTCTCTTCAATTGACCTGAGCGACCATGATAGACTTCAGATCTCAAAAAGCATACTTACATAGAAAGGTGTCTGGAATATAAATGGTTCGTTTAAAAACTACTGTATATCTTGCTGGGGCTATTGACCACGTAGGGAGTTTTGCAACAGTATGGCGCAAAGACGCTGGCTTTAAATTGCAACAATTTGAATATAACGTCTACGACCCAACAGCAATACCAGAGCATGAATATATGTCTCCAGAAGAGATTGCACAAAAAAATATTTTTATGCAAGAACGCTCAGATTTATTATTAGTGGAATATATTCTAGAAAATAGACCTTATATTGGTACAGATTTTGAAATGGCTTGGGCCAAGATGCATAATCAGCCAATCATTGTAATTTGTCCAAATGATAATAAAAATCGTATATATATGAAATACATGGCTACAAAAATTGTTCCAACATTAGATGAGGCTGTTGATTATATAATTACGCACTACCCAGCATAGGAGTTTTATGCCTTATATAAAAGAAGAAATTAGACACCAAATCCCAGAAAGAGGTGTTGAAAATGAAGGAGAATTGAATTTTATAATTACTGCATTATGTGATGATTACCTTGAAAAAAAAGGATTGTCATATAGTACAATCAATTCAATTATTGGCGCTATTGAATGCGCTAAAATGGAATTATACCGAAGAATAGCTGTTCCATATGAAAATATTGAAATTAAAAAAAATGGAGATGCTTATCTTTGGGCAAAGGAAGCGGTGTACAAGTACGCCTCTACAGTGTAAAAAGGTTAAATATATGCTAATTCTATTGATACTAATAATATCTATTGTTGTAATGGTCACATATAATATTTATCAACTTCATAAAGAAATATCTAAATCTTCAGATACAGAAATTAATTAAAATGAAAAGAACCGAAAAAGAAGAAGCCAAACGTGATCGTGCTAAACCTGTAAAAAATTCAGGCAGGGGTCTTAAAAAAGGGGATGCAACAATGAATCAGTTTGTTATTGATTATAAACATAATGGCAAGACATTTACTCTTACCAGGGATGCATGGATTAAACTTCGCAAAGATGCCTGGAAATCTAATTATAAACATCCCCTTATTTCCGTTGTTCTAGGCGAAGATTCCGATATAAAGGTTGGAATTATTGATTGGAATGTTTTAAAAGAACTTATTGAAGGATCAGAATATGAATAAAAAATGGAGACATAGATGCCAGATATTCTTGTAGACACAGAATGGCTCTCTAAACAAATGGGAGACAGAGCAGAAGAATTTATTGAATGCATAAAAATAATTGAAGATATTATTGACCATCCAGAACATTATGTAGGAATGCAAGCAATTAAATATCTTAATAAACTTTCTGGTTACAGAACTATGATGATTATTAAATCTCAGGCTTTTAAACGTAAATCTAGTTCTATGTCAGAACAAGATAAGTTTGTAAATGACGTATGGAAAACAATGTATGAAGCCCTATTGGAGAATATTAACGCACTTAAAATAGCAGCAAAGGTTATATGATGTTAAAATCTCTTAAACAATTAAAAAATCCAATTAAAGACGAAATATCAGAACAAAAAATAGAAGTATCACTCCAGGACGCTATTGATGACCATTTGATTAAAAGGAATATCGTAACTCATAAAAAAGTAAATGGGTTTCATCCAAGTTATACAAACCAATGTGCGAGATACTGGTATTATCTTTTTGAAGGCGCAGATGTTCAGGCCTCTTTTAAGCCCCAGACATACCGTATTTTTGACAATGGTCACGCTGTCCATGAAAGGCTTTATGGTTATTTTAGAGAAATGGGTATTCTTGTTGATGAAGAAATTCCCATTACTTATAAGAATCCTCCGATTGAGGGGACTGCTGACGGAATAATTGACTGGTATGGGCATAAATTAATTGAGCTTAAGTCAATTTCTTCAGAAGGCTTCCATTATCGGCAATTGTATAATAAGCCTAAAGATGAGCATTATAGACAGGCTCAAATATATATGAAATGCTTGGACTTACCAAGTGGTTATGTTATTTATGAGAATAAGAATAATCAAGAAATTTTACCCATTTATATAGAACGCGACAACGAATTTATTGGTAAACTATTTATTAAGTATAGTAAAATCTATACTAACTTCTTGGATAAGAAAATACCTAAACAACCATATAAGAGATCGTCTGCTAACTGTGTTGCTTGCGATCTTGCAAATATGTGTTGGGGTGAAGATGGAGTTAATTCAGTATCGGATGAAGAGTCTTTCTAGGATGCTAAAAATATTTAAATGTTCAATGAAGAGAAAAGATTCTGTAAAAACGAAGATTGCGGTAAAGTTTTTATAGCAAAAGTATATAACTCGATCTACTGTAGCGCAGAATGTAGGAAAATTGTAACTAACAAAAAATTACTTGAAGCCTATCACGCAAAAAAAAATAATAAAAATAAAAAAAGAATATGCAAGACAAAAAATTGCACAACTATATTGTCTTCATATAATAAAGAAGATGTTTGTGAATCCTGTAAGCAAGAGAGATATATAAAAAGACTTGTTTCTTGGGGTTGGGATGAAAAAAAACTTAGAGGCGAAGTATAGGTATGGCCTTGGGTTATTTAAAAAAAGACAAAGTTAATCGTATTCTTTCCGTTGATCCAGCTTCACACTCTCTTGCTTGGTGCATTACAGAACGCGACGGGGAAAAAATCAGATTGATTAAATCTGATAAAATTTCTTTTTTAAAAAGTGCTTCAATTGAAGAAAAATTTGCTCAAATAAAAATAGGTATTTCCGGTATTTGTAAATTATATAATCCAGATGTTTGTATTATAGAGCAATCAGTTTATATTCAAAATTTTCAAACCAGCAGGCTTCTTTCTTATATTATTGGCTACACTTGGGGTATTACTTCTCTTTCTTGCAAGCGCGTTTTTGATGTTAGTCCTCTAGTTTGGAGAAGTGGTGTTGGTTATAAAAACCTAACAACAAAAGATAAAGAAATTTTATCTAATGATGGTCGTAAAAAAAATATTGAATTGAAAAAAAAAGAAGAAAGAAAAAGAAGAGTTCGTGTTATAATTGAAGAATACTTTAACACGGATGAGTTGGACTTTGGTGATGACGATATTGTTGACGCAGTAGGTATAGCAATCTGGTATTGGAAAACACAAAATGGCTGATGTTTATAAAGATAAATCATGGTTATACGAACACTACGTTCAGAAAAGAATGAATCTTACAGATATTTGTAAACTTCTAAAACAGACTTATAATATTGAAGTTACTCCACAAGCTGTATATAACTGGTGTAAAAAATATGATTTACTTAAATACAGAGGAAAAGGAAGAAATCTTTCTTCAACTTCCTTAAGAAAGCCTAAATCACCAATGCAACAAGAAGTTGAAAAGAAAAGAAGAGAACAAAGAAAACTCAATAGAGTAAGAAAAAAAGGTTTTGGGAACTGGAAATGAAAAGAAGCGTTACTGCTAATGATATTGTAAATTTTACACGGCTTGATATGATTTATAATCAAATCAGGATTATTGAGGCTAAACAAAATCAAACAAAATACAAGTGCCTTGGTTCTGGCGAATGCTGTCATATTGGTTTAGTTATACCTATGTTTGAATGTGCAAACATAGCTTTTAGACTCACTCAGCAATATTATCTTTATGTAGAAGATAAAAACGAAGAGTATGCAAACCAGTGGATGGATGATGTTGTTACTTCCTTGAAAGAAGCTATGTATGATGACACATGGAAGCCTGGTGGTGAATCTAAAAGATATTGTGCTTTTTATAAAGGTGGGTGTAGCATATATGGCTTTAGGCCGTTTGTATGTCGCTCTTTTGGCACAGTAACTCCAGTTGATAATTATTGCCCAAGAGAAAGAAATGCTTATGGCAATATTGATTTTTATTCTGGCCAGCCTGTCCAAAAAATAGTTAAAGAATTCCAGGATATAATTCGTAATTATGCAAAAGATAAACATGAAAATTATGATATGACGCTCTACATGCCTCTTGGCGTTCTTAGTTTTCTTCTAGAATCGGAGGAATTGGAAAAATTGGCAAAAGATACTGATCCAAAATTTTGGGTTGGAACGTCTGGATGGTTTAATTATCGTGTTGAATTTACTAAACAACATGGGTATTCAATTGAAGAACTAGAAAAAGCTGCTGGCGAGGGCGGTAAAGTCCTAGCATTTGATCCAAAAGAATAATAATGAAAATTATATGGAATAGTATAAGCGCTACACAAACTCGCAATGAAGGATATAAAGTTTCAACAGACGAAATTTATAAAAATCTTATATCTCTTGGTTTAAATATTGAACGAAACTGTGCAATACCACCAAGCATTCAGCATTGTTTAGATAATCGCATAAATTTACTGTACGAATCACAAAATAATTTAGATACATCTTGTGATTTATTAATAAATAACAAACTTCCGCTTGATTATGCAAGTGGAGCCAACCATAATGTTGGTTTTACTTATTGGGAAACGACCCGCCTTCCAGAGGAGTGGGTTGAAAGAATGAATCAAATGGATGAAATTTGGACTACATCTAAATGGGCCCAAGATGTTTTTATAGACTCTGGTGTTAACAAAGATGTTTACAATTTTAAATTAGGAGTTCATTCTGAATTCTTTTTTCCAGTTTTAAGAAAATTAAAAAACTATCAATTTACTTTTCTTAGCATAGGCTCTCCATCAACACGAAAGAATAGCCAGATTGCGGTAAATGCATTTGTAAAACTTTTTGGTCAAGATGATCGGTATAAATTAATCTATAAAAGCACAGATGCTCCCGACGCTCGTCTTTACGACTCTTCTGGGCAAATGGTTTCAATATACAATCATCCAAATATTGAAGTTATTGAAAAAGATGTTTCAATTAAAGAATTGGCTGAAATATACGACAAAGCAGACTGTTTGATTTATCCAACTAGCGGTGAGGGTTGGGGTATGTTGCCTTTTCAAGCGATTGCTAAAGGCATTCCTACAATTTGTACAAACGCTACTTCCTGTACTGAATATGCACATTTATCAATTCCTTTAGATTATTCATGGGGCACAAATAAAATGTCAGGCATATATGCTGGTTGTGGGCAATGGGCTTTGCCAAATTTCGATGATTTGTGTGATAAAATGTTGTATGTAATTAATAATTACGATAAAATCTCTAAATTTACATATGACAATGCTATTTCTTATTTTGATCAATGGTCTTGGGAAAACATAACAAAGGAATATTACGACAGAATATGTCAGATATTGAAAAAGTAAAAAGTAAAAATTTAATTGAAAAAATAAAAGATGTTGAAGATGTTGGCCTAATGCATGTCAAAGGATATTCGTTGCATGAAATTGCTTCTTTAATGTCAATCAATGTTGATGCTGTCAAAGAACATATTGAAGAATATAAAAAAATAATTAGCAGGCAAGCAGAAGAAGACCCTTATTTTCTTGAAAGAATACAGTTTAATACAATTAAAGCTCTTAAAGAATTTGATGAATTGAGCAAAGAGGCTTGGGAAACAATTAACATTGCAACTGACCACGGAATGGTTGCTGCAAGAATTCAAGCAATTAAACTTGCTGGAGAACTTGCTACAAAAAAAGCCCAATTGCATAAATTAATGGGAGGAAATAACTCCGATGCTGAATACATTGGTCGGATGCAAAAGGCTGAAAATGTTAATCAAGTGCTTTCAAGGGTTTTGCGTGATGTTATTTCTAAATTCCCAGAAGTTGCAGAAGAAGTTCGTAAAGAATTGGCAATTGCATTTGAAATAATGGATGAACAAGAACCAATTGATGTAGATGAGGTCGATGATGATTCATAATTTGAGACCTATTTTTTTGCCATTACCTAGGATTTGTGAAGTCAAAAACGGTCTTTACCTAGGATTTGTGAAGTCAAAAAAGGCCTTTACATGTTATATTTTTAAGGATAACTATTGCAATGCCTGATTATCTTGGTATAAATTTAAATTTTGATGATTTTGATAAATTGTTAAAACAAGATGAATTAGTTGAAGAACCTGTTCCAATTGAAATATTTGTAACAGATAAAAAATATTTAGGTTTACCTCCACTATCGCCAATTCAATTAGAGATTGTCCGTCACAGCACTCAAATATTTAAAGCACCTACTCTGGCCAAAATAATGGGAGAAAAAAAGGGGTTTGAATATTATAAAGAATATACAGACAATGAAGTAATTTGCATGTTAGGTAAAGGTTCTGGCAAAGACCACTGTGCCAGAATATCTATTGCGTATACTGCCTATCAACTTCATTGTCTTAGAGATCCTTTAAATTATTTTGGTAAAGCTAAAGGTGTTTATATTGATTTGTTAAATCTTGCTGTAAACGCACAGCAAGCTCAAAGAGTGTTCTTTGAGCCGTTGAAGAATCTACTACTTTCTTCACCATATTTCAATTCGGTTGGCTTTGAACCACGTGTTTCTGAAATATTCTTTTTCTCTAGACCAGTACGTTGTTTCTCAGGTCACTCAGAAAGTGAAGGATGGGAAGGTTATGAAGTTATGTCAATTATTTTGGATGAGATATCAGCATTCAAAACAGATGCCGAAGTAAGAGGAGATACAAGATCTAAAGGCTCCGCTTCTGCTATTTATAATATGAGTAAATTATCTGTAATGTCAAGGTTCCCAGAAGTGGGCAAAGTTATTTTGCTCTCTTTCCCGCGATACAAAGGTGATTTTATTCAGCAAAGATATTTTGGTGCAAAAGACAAGAACGAACCAAAAACCTGGTTTATAAAAGCTGCCACTTGGGAAGTGAATCCAACAATTGAGAGAGAACAATTAGAATCTGAATACATAAGAAATCCAATTGAAGCAAAAGCAAGATTTGAATGTGAACCACCAAATATGGAAGACGCATATTTTAGAGATGCGGATCTTGTGAGAAAAGCTTTTGTTTATGGAGAAGACCCAATAGACGAGGAGGGCAATTTTAAAAAGTGGTTTAACAACAAAGATGCTCATACTCGTTTCATACATATAGATCTTGGATTTAAAAGAGATAGATCTGCTCTATGTATGGTTCATTGTTCAGGACTAAAAGAAGTTAAAACATCAATGGGTGTAGAAAATCTTCCTGTTGTAAATGTTGATTTAATTTATTCTTGGGAAGCTAAACCAGGTGAAGAAATTAATTTTGCTTCTGTAAGACAAATGATTGTTGATTTGTGCCGTAAATTCGATGTTGGATTAGTAACATTTGATAGATGGCAGTCAATTGAAATGATACAAAGTTTAAGAGCACAAGGCATCAATGCCGACTTCCATAGCGTTAAAAAAACAGATTATGACACATTAATGACATCAATTTATGATACAAGACTTAGGGGTTATTGGAGTGAACTTCTTGTTGAAGAAGAACTGCTCAAACTTAGATTATTTTCTAATAATAAAATCGATCACCCGAATTCTGGTTCAAAAGATTTAGCCGACTCTCTTGCTGGTGCCACTTACAATTGTATTCAAAATATTGGAGTTGAATCAGAAGTTACAATAGAAATCCTTGGTTCAGATTTTGACTATGAATTTGATGAAGATATACCAGAATTCGGCAATGTCAACCTGTATAATGGTTCTGTCAAACACATGACCCCTGCCTACAGCAAAAAGCAAGTGGGAGCAAACGATATAGAAAGATGGTTAGAATCGCTATGATGGCTAATAACAATAAAACAGATAATAAAAATAAAACAGAAGATTTGTCACCGACAGCAGACGAAATCATAAACGAATTGTTGCTGCTTAACTCTAGATTAATGATGGAAAATATTGCACTTAAGATTTCTTTTAATAAGCTAAGAGATTTTGTTCAGTATTCAAAAGAATCTTCAATAGATACATTAGAAGAATAATAATTTTTTAAATAATTTTGCTGTTCGACTTGCATCTGCGAACGTAGGTGCTAGGGTTAGTAACTGCAAGGGTGTCTCTACCCACAATTAACAAAAATATAAACCAAAACATAAAAGATAAAGGAGCCAAAAATGTCCACAATGAGCATCAAAAAAGTTGATACTTTTCCTGAAATTACCCGTACTGGTAGAACCAGTGCAGAATTGCAGATGATTATTGACTCTTTGACTGCATCTTCAAAAAATGGAGAAGCATTTCAAATTGAAAATGTTCAAGAAGGCAAAAAGTTCAACTCTCTCCAGCAGAGAATTCGTGCTCAAGCAAAGAAGCTTAATCTTAAGGTTACTATTCACTTTGACCGCAAGACTAATTCTTTGTTTTTCAAAGTCCAGACTAACGGAAACAAGAAGGCAGATGTTGCAGTTACTGCAAAGGATATAAAGTCCGTCAAGACAAACGTCAAGACAAAAGCCTGACAAAGAAGTAAACAAAAAAGGCCCTGCAGCAATGCAGGGCCTTTTTTTTGTGTATAATCACGGTATGACAATTTTTGAACAAAAAGAAATTGAAATTACAAATGAACAAATCAAATCATGGCATCCAATGATTGCAATGCCATGTTATGATCAACTAATTACAGAACCTACTTTTATGTCAATGATGAGAACAGCAATGATGTTCAAAGAAATTGGCTTGACTTTTTCTGTTGCAACAATTTCTGATTCTCTTATAAATAGAGCTAGAAACAACATAGTTGCCAAATTTCTGGCTAACCCAGAGTTTACTCATATCATGTTTATTGATGTTGATTTAGGTTTCTCACCAGAAGATATTTTAAAACTTTTATGGCATAATAAAGAGATAATGACTGGCTCGTATCCAATAAAAGATGTCCTTTGGAATCGTGTTGAAGCAAATGTTAAACGCGGTATTCCGGCAGATAAATTGCTAGAAAGAAGTTTGAGATTTGTTGTTAATCCGGTTGCAGGCGTAGAGAATCTTAATTTAAATGTTGATAATGGTGCTATAGAGATTTATGATGCAGGAACTGGTTTTATGCTTATTAAAAGATCGGTTTTTGAAAAGATGATTGAGAAGTATCCAGAACTCAAGTATAGTGACGATACTGGTTCGCTTACAGAAGAAGAAAAAAACTGGTCTTATGCTTTTTTCAATTCTTATGTTGAACCTGTGAAGAATCGTTTTCTTTCTGAAGATTATGGATTTTGTAGATACTGGCAAGAAATCGGTGGTAAAGTATGGGTTGATCCATCAATAGAAATGACTCATATTGGCAGGATGAAATATAAAGCAACAATGCTTACATTTCTTGAAGACAATGTAATAAAAGGTAATGTAGACAAGCCTGCGCCTTCTTTTCCGAAGAAAAAAAATAAACGAAAGAAATAGTGAAATGTGTTTGGAAATCAGGTTTACATAAAAAGTGTGTATGGCTTGTGAACTGCATACTAAAAATTAAGATAAATCTAATTCAAATAGGGCCCCGTAAATTATTTATTTAATCATTTATCAACCGATTATCAAGCTCTTTGGCAATCTTTTATTTGAGCGATCATGAAGCTCCACCAAATCATTTATTAGCTCGTTAATATTCTCACTAATAAATAATGCAGAGTTTCCTGCAGGGTAAAAAAAATTTCTGGTTTGTTTCAATTTGGCTTGACTTTGGAACCCGACTGTGATACTATTTTGGGGTCGTTGGGGTATCATTTGATACCCAAATGATAATGTTTTGCAAATCCATAGATAAATCATTTAGAACGGGGGTTCTATGAGTAATCGTAATGCAAACTCAAAGTCCAAGTATAATGTCATTTGTGACAAACTTATTGGTATTGACATTTCTGACGATGATAATGAGTATGGTATTGTCATTCGTGTAGATGCAATGCTAGATAATGGTTGCGAATGGTATCAGGTTTACACAAACCTTGGTTATACATTCAATGCTGGTATTATCCTTAATGCATTGAGTCTAGCAAACCTTACAGAACAAGTCATTTCAAATGATGATGAGAATGTTAAAGTATTGCCCGTTGGTTATCCAGATGGCAGTCGTTATTCTAAATCCTCATTTGGTCCTCGCAGAAAACATACTGCTAGTGCTATTGCAAGTGAGTGTATAAATACAATGAACATTGCTAAAATTGGTAATGAAGTAATCAATATTACAAGTCACTTGACTTCAAGTAATGAATTTCCTGAAGAAAATCAAAAGGCTGGTGAGTAACATGGAAAACACAAAAGTAAACCTTGCTCAAATACAAGACAAACTTATTCGGCGTGGCA